AAACTTCGAAGTGCCAAAGATGCCGGTCCAAATCATCTCGATAAGCTCGTAGGCGTAGGAGCCAACGATGCAGCGAACACGAGAGAGGGACTCGAGGAAGTGCTTGATGCGACGGCGCGAGCGGGCAACGGAGGAGTCGGTGGAGCCGCTGGTGTAAGCGTCGAAGGCGAAGAGAGTTGCAATGTCAGCAATGCGCTTGAGGTGGCCTTTCGCACGGGTGTCTGCGAACTTGATATCAACGCAGATGATATGGCCACCACGTGCTAGGGAGGCTTCGGCAAGTTGGTGGCCTTCAAGGCCAGGCAGGTCAATGCCAACAGCGATGGGGTTCGCAATACTCGTGGGGGCGGAGAAGAGCGGGCCAAGAATGGCTTCACCGATCGCAGTCACGACTTTGGGGAAGACGTTGAGGTTGCGGCCAGGCTTGCCAAAGGAAATGGCTTCGTTGGCTTTGGTGACAATGTTGCACTCGAGATCGACAGGGGCTTTGTCAAGAGCTTCGAGGAGGTCATCGAAAGCCTGCTGGAAGGCGGGAGTTGGGTCGAGGGGTTGGGCGCAGCCATTTTGATGGCAAGTTGCGTCGCCATGAACAGGGCAGATGACGAGGCCATACGAACCTGGGAGTTTCGATTTTGTGCCGGGGCCAGCGCTCGTCTTGAGGACGAGTGGCTTGGTAAGCTTCTTGTCGCCCTGAAGGACGCCATTGAGCACCTCATGGAGCGTGAGGGTGGTCTCTAGGCCATAGACAGGAGGGCGAATGAAGAACGTGGCAAACTCCTTGCCAATACGGGTGACAATCATAGGGTCAAGGGGAAGAGTGGGTTCGGGATGGACAACACGGTTGAACTGGTCGCAAAACGGGTCGTGGAGCTGGCCATGGAGATCAACTGCTGGGAACAGCAGTGGAGGGGCTTTTGAAGGGCCAGTGAGGTATCCTTCGCAGCCATTGATGTAACAGTGGACAGCAGTTTTGTGCGTGCGGGTCGGGCACGCCCATTTGTTAAACTCGGTGGGGACAATCTGGGTGCGAGAGTAGGACGAAGCAGTGTCACGGACGCGGCCAAAGCAAATCATGCCAGAACGGAGCTGAGTGACTGTACCATTGAGGTGGTGGAAGTCAGAGGAAAGCTCGGGTTCGACAATAGGATTGTTGTACGGAGCGTAGCGAAGGGCGATAGATTCGTCATCGGAGTCTTGAACGAGGGTCTCGAAGCTCGTGCGGTCGCGCTTTTTGGCACGCGCGACCACTTGGCCGGTCCAACAGACTGGCGCACCTTCGATGAGGGCAAAAACGGGGGAGCCGCATTCGCCTTCATTAAGAGCGCCATGGAAGGAAAGAAGGGTGGGCATTTCGACCAACGAGCCATTGAGGCCTGGGACGTGGATGATGTCGTCTTCATCTGGGCGTGGGGTGACTTCAGTGAGGCACTGCGTGAACGTATGGGTCGGATCGTTGTAGGACACGACAGAACAATATGCGCGAGCAGCACCCCAGTGGGCAAGATCGCCCTCGCGAACCTTGAGGTTGCGCAGGTCAGCGCACTCAGGATAGCGAGTGTCGAGCACTTCTATAGTACAAGTGTCGAGGGTTGCGGGGACTTTCTTGCGGCCGAGAGAATCGGTGCCGGATTGGGGGATGACTTGTGGGAGGCACACTTCAAGCATTTCGGAATCATACTTATAGCGTTTGCCGTCAAGGGCAGTAATCGTAAGTGAGAACGGTTTGTCGAAA